ACGATTAAACGCAAAATATAGTCTTTCAGAAAAGAGTTTTTCCCATCCATATTCTGAATCAGGGTTTGCAGGATATGCGGATTCTTCACGGCAATCAGGGTTATCAGGATCAAGTTGATTATGCTCTGGATACATGCAGGCAGATCCAGAATAGAAAATCCTTGTCTTATTTACTTCTGTCCTTTCGTTAAGTTTACGTTGCTCTTCAAGGACATTCAGATTAATAGATACAGAGTTATGCATAATGTCCGCATCGTTCTCACCAGTGAAAACGAAACCTGCGCCACCCATATCAGCAGCGAACTGATAGATCTCATCAAAAGATTCAATCAGTCTTTCTGGAACATTTTTAAAAAAGTTTCCATTATATCCTTTAAATTCAAGAACTCTTTTCACAAATGAAACATCCCTGAGATCACCAAGGATAAATTCATTTGCTCTAGTAGAAGAGAACTCAGGATGCTTTAGATCTACTCCGCGAACCCAGTAACCTTCTTCGCGGAGTCTTTTAACCATATGACTTCCAATAAAGCCACCTGCACCAAGTACCAGTGCAGTCTTATTATATTCAGACATGATGAAGACTTATACGTGTCTATTTAGATACTGTATCTTTGATGTAACAGGGAACACCTTCAGGATCCAACCACTTTGTATACTCAAAGTCATCCATAGCAGTAATCAATTGCATTTTATTGTCAAGCAAATACATATCACTGTATCGCTTAGTGTAGTGATGTGCTTTTTGAATACGATAGTCAGGATGTCCGTTCTCTAGGACGCCAGACTCAACGTAACGATAGGGGAAGCGTTCGAGAAGAACTTTCATTGGACTTCGATAGTTTCAAGATCAGTATACACGTATTCCATCAGGATGTCATAGTCATCCATGGGATCACCGGAAAAAACCACACCGCTGTTCTCATAATACTTGCGGACTTTTTTGAAAAGTTTTGGGTTCTTCACATCGAGAAAGAATTCTCCATTTGCTGCACTTCGGAGAGTCTGTACGTCCTTCTTGAATTTTGTAGTCAGTGTCATTTTGCTGTGTGTTGACGAGTCAAGTATAACTGACTTATGTATCCTTGTCAATAGGGGTTGCGAGGATCGAACTCGCCTTAGGCAAATTATGAGTTTGCTGCATTCACCAGATTGCTAAACCCCTTGGTAGGACTGCTGAGAATTGAACTCAGTTCACACCGTTATAAGCAGTGGGCCTTAACCAATAGGCGACAGTCCCTCAAATTAAGAACCTTCTTCGTGTTCTGTATACATTTTCAGAAGTTCATCATCCGCTGGCACAAAGACAGCTGCTGTACCATCTTCTTTAACAATACCAAGTCTCTCTCCATTCTCAACTCGTGCGAAGAGTTCGTCAAAATTTTCTTCCCATTCTTTTAAAGAAAAGATTTCCATTTATTAACTAAAGCGAAAAGTCCGTGAGAATAGAATCCCAGGACTATAGATCCCAGAATTGCACTTATAATTGTAGCAGTTTTATTATGTTTGTCAATTGCCTTATCAATCATTTCTTGGCACTGTTTTTCCGTAACATAATGCTCTGGTTTGATTTCATCCATTCTGTGACTCATCTTCGTCTAACTGGGACAACCTCTTCTCCCATGTTACTCCACCTTCCATACCAATGCAAGGGTTTATGCAGGTTTCATCTCCATAGTTATTACATACCAAACCTGCAAGATCTAATTCATTTCCCATCTTTCCAGTTCCACTCCAATAATGTTGCCCACCTATCCATGTAGCGCCACACTTTGGGCATATCTTAGTATCAACTGACAAAGATGTTTGTTCATCAGACATTCTTCTTTTGCTCCTTGAGTAATTGTTTTCTGTCTTTCATAAGTTGAGATCTAAGTTTTATCATCAAGAAGTATGATCTCAATTTAATAAAAGAGTACCTGACATTAAGATCAATATATGCAACAAGTCGCATGGTGGAATTATAACCACCTGTTAAAATTAATGCAACAAATATCAGGACAAGAAGATAAAAGAGAACCAATATTTTTATGCAGGTATAATTGTATATAGAAACAAAATATTCTCTGTAGAATGTAGCATGTTGATACAAAGACAAAAGTCAAGGAAAGTGAGGGATTTGAACCCTCGGAGGTGTTACCCTCTCCAGTTTTCAAGACTGGTGCAATAAACCACTCTGCCAACTTTCCGTTCGTTATCGTTCCAGTGTCTTATGACTCCAGATACAATAAAAGCGTTAGTAACCATGTAACTAACAAATATAATGGTGCGTATGCCAGCAACGTAATTATCGTAAGGAGCTGTTTTGTCATCACTGAAACTTCCGATGGCATACTTCCAAACTTCCCAAACTTTTTTCATTATTGATATTGAATATTTATTTTGTCGTTTTCAAAATCAATTGCTAAACTATACCTCGGTTTTTTCGCATTTGCAGGAGCGGTGTGTTCTAATCTAGAAGAAAAAATTATTGCAGAGTTTGTTGGACATTCTGGTTTGTAAACTATATCTTTAAATCTAAACCACGTTCCAAAACCTTCGGGATTATCTATCATATAACAAATACTATATTCAGAAAAAGATTCGGAGTGTGAGTGCCATGTTTCTTTTGCTATTTCTTTATCAAGATAAATTGCCCATGATTTATCAACTGGTGCATTTATTCCGCATTTATTTGCTACTTTTTCAATAATATTAAAAATATTTTGACTCTCTAAATGAAGATTTGCTTGAGTTTGCAATGCAGGGAAAGATTGAAGTTTCTGTAAAAGAGGTTTTGAATCATTAAGTAAGATTATTCTTTCATCTTCAGTTAAAATATTATGATAAATTTTTATAGATTCAAATGGATTATTATCTTTCTTCATAAGTCATTTTGCGAACCTTGCGCTTTCTTCTTTTTTCTTGATCTGCAAGATCTTGATTAGAGAGAACATTATTTGATAACTTTTTCTTATCAGAATTAATCATAACAATTTTGCTAAGATCCTGAGCAGAAACTTTATCACCTAACACAGTCATCATGTTAGGGCAACCACAGACTTGAGTTTTAGTATTACTACAAATTTCTGTGTTGCATTCTTTGCAACGTACAATAATCATTTTTCATAGTCCTCCTGATGGGAATGCTTGATGACGGGATCGAACCGCCGGCCGCCTCGGTGTAAACGAGATGCTCTACCGCTGAGCTAATCAAGCAAAACATTACATTTATCCGAGTGCTTGCTATGGGGCATTTAAACCCAACATTCTGACAGTTTGTAATGGAGCAAGAGAGTAACCAACTCTCAATCACAGTGTGGTTAGCACCGTCGCGGGCGAGCTCATTCCCCGTCGAACTCCTCCACCTGGACTCGAACCAGGGACAGGGTGATTAACAGTCACCTGCTCTACCAGCTGAGCTATAGAGGATTGTTTTTTTGTTCCTTCTTTAGTTTAAAATACAGTTTATGATACTTATCACACATTTTTCTGAGGACATCTCTGTCTTCTTCAAAACCAAGTTTCTTGGTGTGTTGATAAGAACCTTCTAACTCTGATATAAGTAGAAGAATTTCAACTGGTTTCATGTTCCTAAAAAAGGAAAGCGGAGTATCGGAATCGAACCGACGACATCTAACTTGGAAGGATAGCGTTCTACCGCTGAACTAACTCCGCGAGGCGTCTCAGGTAGGATTTGAACCTACGGCCGACTGCTTAGAAGGCAGTTGCTCTAATCCACTGAGCTACTGAGACAAAGAGAAGACTCAGATTTCTGATTCAGAACTTCGAGTTGTGTCTTCTAGTACAATATAGTCCATTCCATCCATTTTGTCAAGATCGAACCACTCGTACCATTCATCCATCATTGCAAGTCTATCATAAATTTGATCAACGGATTCATTTTTTGCCATTTCTTCGATATGCGTAATTGCCCAGTTACGAGCCTGCATTACTACGTCCGTCGTTTCCATAGTAGTCTTTTCGGAAGTATCTGCTGAGGATGTTACTATTGTAGAACTTTGGAACTCCGTTGTCAAGGGATTCTGTAAGGACTCCGTTGACGAAGAGTTGTCTAGTTTCTTCAAAATTAGTTTTGCCCTTCGTCTTATGAACGCTGATAATAGTTCTGCTAAAATTTTGCTTACCGAATTTGTCAATGTCTTCTTTAAGTTCCGGACAAGAACCATAATACTTTTTCCAGTCAGATTCAGATTTTACTTTTCGTTTTTTACCTCTTGGAGTTCTAAACTGCCAGAAGTATTTTCTACCGATGTACTGTCGATCATTTGATAGATTAGTAATGAGGTAGACAAAACCGAAGTTATCGTCAATATTCTCAGATAAAAAAGGTGCTCCTTTAAAATACCAGGGATTCTCATAATCAATATCGATACTCATCAATGATATCAAGGATCTTGTTCAAATATTTATGAGCAAGATCTTTCTCTCCCTGCCAAACAGTAGACGGTTCCCCCTCTACCTCATTTTTCAGTTTTAAGACACGAATCTTAAATTCTTCTTTTTCAAGTTTATTCTTTGGCATCATAGGGAGAGTTATTCTCCCTATGTATAGCATTAATCAGAGTTGGAAACCACTGAATGTGTCCTTTTTAACATCTTGTTTGATACCACCTACAACATAAGACTCTACCTCTGTCTCTTGAGGAGCAACCTGAAGTCCTTTAGAAGAGATCCAATGTTGAGTCCATGGCAGAGGATTAGCAGAAGCAGCAATATCATATTGAGGAGACAGTCCAATCGATTTGAGACGACGGTTGGCAATCCACTCAACATACTGCTGTAGGAGTTTATCATTAAGTCCAATCATTGAACCGTCTTTAAAGAGATAGTCTGCCCAACGCTTTTCTTCATTGACAGCACGATCAAACATCTTATATGTCCATTCCTCCTCTTCCTTCATGATCTGCTTCATTTCTGGATCATCACCTGCTCTCCACTTGTTGAGGATATTTTGAGTGATTGCAAGGTGCTGGTTCTCATCTCTGGCGATAAGCGAGATAATCTTAGCGGATCCTTCCATAAGTTTAAGTTCGCCAAATGCAAAGCTGCAAGCGAAACTAACATAGAATCGAATTCCCTCTAGAATGTTTACGTTTGCAACTGCTCTATAAAGTTTACGCTTGATATCATTAATCTCCCATTGTGCTGTGGGAGAATCTCTGAACTCTTTACTCCACATATTACCAGTACCCCAAGTTTGAGCACTATTAATGAAGTCATCATATGCTTCTGTAACGCTACTAGCACGCTCTAGAATACGCTGATCAGTGACAATCTTATCGAATACCTCTGAGGGATCGGAATAGACGTTCTTGATGATATAAGTGTAAGAACGACTGTGGATCATTTCCATGAATCCCCAGACTTCCATACATGCTTCTAATTCAGGAAGAGAGCAATAAGGAATGAATGCCATTCCCGGGCCCCTACCCTGAATAGAATCAAGCATAATCTGATACTTCAGATTTGAAGTATAGATGTGCTTTTGTTCTGGACGAAGAGTTTGATAATCTCCGCGATCCTTCTGTAGAGATACTTCTTCTGGACGCCAAAAGTATCCAAGTTGTTGAGTAGTCAGTTTATCAAACACCGGATACTTGTAAGAGTCATACCTCTGGACTCCCAGAGGTTTTCCAAAAAACATAGGTTGCTTTTTAGTATCTACTTGTTCTGTATTGAAAACAGTCATCCCTTTGACTTCTGTTTTCTTGTCTTCTATTGATGAAACCTTAAACTGCACAGGATTCACACTCTCCCTCCTCGGCTTGTTCTAATTCTTCTAACAGGTTATTCAGTTTTTCTTTGTCTTCCTCTACTTCATCAGACTTTAGATCATTTGTGTTCTGGTAATAAGAGGTTTTCCAACCGTACTTATATGTAGTTAAAAAGTCTTGTGCCATGACGGACACTGGGACTTCATTATCATCATAATGCTCTGGATTGTAACTCCAGTTACCAGAAATTGCTTGATCAAAGAACTTTTGCATTACTGCGACAACATTAATGTAACCTTTGTTGTTAGGCATATCCCAGAGCAAAGTATAGTTGTTCTTCAGTGAGTTATACTGCGGAACAATCTGCTTAAGAGGCCCTTTCTTTGACTTCTTAACGGACAAGAAGTCACGAGGTGGTTCAATTCCATTAGTTGCGTTTGACACAACGGAACTGCTCTCCGAAGGCATCTGTGCGGACAGCGTGCTGTGCCGTAATCCGAATTCGTTGATAGATGCCCTAAGAGATTCCCAATCATGTTGAAGTTCTTGAGAAGAAATTTCATCTACGTCCTTTTTGTATGTATCAATAGGAAGAATTCCATCAGCGTACTTAGTGCGCCCAAAGTATTCACAATGTCCCTTCTCTTTAGCAATTTGATTAGAGGACTTCAAAAGGTAATACTGGAAAGACTCAGCAAGTCCATGAACAGCATCCCATGCCTCTTGATCACCATACTTATATCCAAGTTTTGCCAAATAATGTGCCAAACCAATAAAACCAATACCAAGTGATCTACGCGCCCTTGTAGCGATTTCTGCTGCCCTTACAGGATACTTCTGATAATCGATGAGTTCTTCTAGTCCTCGTACAGAAAGATCACAAAGGTTTTCAAGTTCCTCATCAGACTTGACTTTACCAACATTGATAGCAGAAAGAATACAAAGTGCAATCTCACCATACTCATCATCAATATGATTCAGAGGATATGTCGGAAGAGTGATCTCTTGACACAAGTTGGACATCTCAACCTTGTCTTTGAAGGATGAGTGAGAGTTACAATGATCGATGTTCATGATATAAACACGTCCAGTCTCTGCACGTTCTTTCAGAAGATCAAGAATCAATTTCTGAGCACCGATAACCTTTCTTGGAACAGACTCATCTGATTCATAACCCACATAGAGATCGTCAAATCTATCAGTACCAAAAGCATCATACAAACCCGGTACGTCATGCGGTGAGAATAAGCTAATTTCTCCATCCTGGATGAAACGCTCATAGAAAAGTTTTGAAATCTGGATGGAGTAGTCAAGTTTCCTTACGCGATTGTCCTCTGTACCTTTGTTGTTCTTAAGGACAATTATGTCTTCGATTTCTTGGTGCCAGATTGGGAAGTGGACAGTTGCTGAGCCACCACGAATTCCATTCTGTGTACAGCATCTGACAGTCGATTCAAACTTTTTAAGGAATGGTACAACACCTGTGTGTTGAACTTCTCCGCCTCTGATTTTACTGTTGATGCCACGGATTCGGCCTGCGTTGATACCGATGCCCGCCCTTTGTGCAACATATCTGCCGATAGCCATATCAGAAGTAAAGATGCTATCGAGGGTGTCATCAACATCAACAAGAACACAGCTAGCAAATTGTCTAAGTGGAGTTCGCACTCCTGCCATGATAGGCGTGGGAATGTTGATTTTGTGTTTGCTGATTGCGTCGTAGTATCGTTTGACATAAGTCATCCTGGTTTCTTTGGGATACTCTGCAAAAATAGTCAGAGCAATCATGATATACATGAACTGAGGAGTCTCGTACACTCCACCAGTGCTGCGATCTTGAACCAGATACTTATCTGCTACTTGACGCAACCCAGCATAAGTGAAGAGAAAGTCACGATGATGATCAATATAGGAATTTGCTTTCGCAATCTCCTCCTTAGAGTATTTAAGGAAAATCTCTCTGTCATACACTTCAATATTTGTGCAACTCATGATATGAGTTTCTAAATCAGGAAGTTCGCGCATCTTTCCATACAATTGCTTCCTGAGTGAGAATAGAAGCAGTCTAGCAGCGACGAATTGATAGTTAGGATGTTCTAGATCAATCAGATCGCTTGCCGCCTTAATCAGAATTTCTTGAATCTCTGCTGTTGTGATTCCATCATAAAACTGAATACCAGACTTCATCTCAACTTGGCTAGCGGAAACACCTGCAAGTCCCTTGGTTGCTTCATCAACCATCAGATGCATTTTATCCAAATCAAGAGACTCGATTCTACCGTCTCGCTTTTTAACCTTGATACCGTTACTCATACTTTCTTCCAGGTGTTAAATTTAAGTTTTGCTTCCAAACCACTATATTTGTTACATTCTACAATCTTCTGAACATCATGTCCAGCGATCACCATATCATTAATGTCCTTTTCATCTATAGATGATGGAAAGATAACTACTGAGTCACCTTTGTCGATTGTTCTATCGATTCGATTGACAATTTCCCGGTTACGTGGTTCATTATCATAGATCCAAACAGGATTGTTAATCCCCCAACGACTAACATCAGCGTCAGCTCCGCACATAGCAATCGCGTTGCGAATGAACGTTGAGTCAAAGGGGCCTTCAGTGACGTAAACTGCCTCAGATTTTTTAACATCATCAAGTCCATAAATTTTTGGCGCATTGTCATCAAACATCACGGTGATATATTTAACAGGGTTAGGATCTATAGATCTACCCTGCAATCCGATCAGATTTTTCTCATAATAGATCGGAATGATTATTCTCTCTTCATCATAGCGGGTATCATCAAAGGTTGGTTTTATCGTGTTAACAAACTTCTTGAACTTCTTTGCATAATAAAACTTTGATGAATCAAGTTTCCTTGCAGTGAGATATCCATCAGATCGAGGATTCTCAAAAGCTTTAGGAATACTCAAACTCTTCTTGAACTTGGGTGCTTCAAACTTAAAGTCTGGTTCTTCAACAACAAAGTTTCTACCAGTATGTCCTTCTTTGAATTTCTCTAATGAGTATTGCTTATGAGTCGGAGCATCCACATGCTTCAGAAAGTTACTGAAGGACATTGAAGCACCACAGTTATGACACTTAAAGTTTGTATTAGTCTTTACGGAGTAAATGTAACCCCGTGTTTTATTCTTGTTCTTCTTCGAGTCGCCACAAATGGGACAACGGAAGTTGTAGAGATTTGATTTAACTCTCTTGAATTTTCCTAAGCGAGGGGAAATAATCCCGATATACTTAGAATCAATGTGATCCATTCACGAAAGCGACTACTGGTGCTACTATAGCACTTTCAGTAGAGGATATCAAGGGTTTAACAAGTTTTAATGCTTGAGGATTGGTGGCTGCGATTATTAATCCCAATACTCCGATACCAACCCAGAGTTTTCGTTCCAATAAGGATAATCTTTGACTAACATTGTCATGATCGCTGTCCATTTTATCACGGAGTTTGTCAATTTTATCAAAGAGTACTGAGTCGATTTGTTCTTGTTTTGATATTCTTTCTTCATGGACGGCAAGCATCCTAGACACATTATTATTTACCTCAGCAATTTTTTCAATCGCAGAATCTAACTTTGTGACAACTGCCTCAAAGTTTTGAAGTTTTTCTTCTAAAACTGCAACCTTGATTTGCTCAGCCATTTTGACGCCAAGTTCTGCGAGTGCCGTATCTACCTACAGGTGTTGGTTTTCTTTTTTTCTTCTTAGGAAAGACTGGAGGATCTTCTCCAGGTGCAGCACCAGCAATCTTGCCATCACCAACATTATTAGTAGGAGCACCAACAGCTCCTGCTCCCATCATTTCTCTAAAGAGATGTAAAAACTTTTCTACTGATTTACTGCTCATTGTGAAAAGAAATAAGTTCTCTTAAACAATTATCATCCATCTCCAAATCATGAATATAAGTATGAGGAAACTCTGGTAACTTACCTAAAAACACTACAAATGTTTTTAAACAACTTCTAAGATCCTGCTCATCAATTTTATAAAATAACATCGGTGTTGTTGCTTCACCAAAGATATTATATAAAACAATGAAATGATTAAGAAGAAGATGTACTTTCAATTCACCAGTTGACTTATATCTTTTAAGTAACCGCTTGATATATTTAAAATGATTTAGATCCTTATCAAAGTCTTCTCTCGTTACTGCCTGAGGATTTTCATAATTTTTAATGGCAAAGAGGAGAAAATTCTCCGAATTCAATTCATGAAATAACATCCTCTATCAGTTCGCATCAACAACGTTAGGATAACTAGGAGCATTACCAGTGGAGATACCGGACATAGCACAAAGAATCTCTTTCTTGACTCTCAGATTACCGGCGTTATCAGTATAAGTGGTAACACCAACCCAGCCTACACCAGTTTCATAAACGGTTCCTGCTGCATCTGCAGATCCTGCTGCAGCAACTCCATAGTTGATAGCGGAATATGCAGTGTTTCTCTCACTGTAGTGTCCGTCAACAGCAAACTTAGGAAGTTGAGAAGCAGTGTA